TGTTATAAGCGAGGTGCTTTATGTCTAACGTCAAGAAAATAATCAAGGCTTGCGAGCCTTTCATTGAGCGCAATGATGTGCTTGAAATCGCAGAGGACGGGGAGTGTTACGAGGTAGTGATGCGCGACGGTCTGATTAACTACGCTCACAATGAAACGATGTGGGTGTTCGGCAAGCATAACCTAGATGACATGTCGGTGGGTGAGATGATCGACGATCTGGAGTTGTGGCTCGATGGTTTGCAAGAGGTAGAGTGCGAATGATCGGGGTTATCACTGAGTACTTCATCGAGTACCGACACGGGCCAGATAGATTCTGGCTCGAAATCGATGACGCTTCTTGGCTTGACATTGGCGAGGCAAAGTATAACCTGTACAAGCTAAAGCAAACTGACGGCTCAAAAGAGTACCGTCTTATTCGTAAAACTGAAGAGGAGGTTCAACGTGTTTGATCCACAAAAATTTTGCAACGATACCCGTGACCAGATCCGGGACTGGCGTAACACCCTTGAGTATATGGCGATGAGTAGTCCGCACAGTGACAAGATGGATGACCTGCGGGCTAGCTTGGGTCAGGTTATCGACTACATCGAGGAGCTTGAGGACGCTGTCTGCCCCAAGTGCAGAGAGTATACCGTCTCGTTCACTGTGACTCAGCACGTCATCGTCAAGGGTGGCACTGACAAGGAAGCAGAAGATGCGGCCTATGAACAGGCAGTTTATAATCTGGCTGAGTTCGATGTTTGCGATGACGACGTGTCGTTGCAGATGATCCATGATGAAGATCACGTGGCTTATATCGATGTTGATCTGTCGGAGGAATAGAGAGGTGCGGAAGCGTAGACGTATTGATCGTTTCATGACGGCTCAAGAGGTAGCTGATGAGCTTGGCATATCTCGACAGACCGTTGACGTGATTGAACAGCAGGCACTCAACAAGCTTAGGCGCAACTACCCTGAGCTTATCGAGTGGCTTGAAGAGTCCGAACTATTGGAGGAAGCTAGAGATGTTACTGCCTATATTTGACAGACTAGATGAGTGCATGGACGGGATGGAAGCATCCTTCCAAGCACTGTGGAAAGCAACCGAACTCGATGCGATACCCGACGAGGTGTTACCTGAAGTGGAGCGTATTCGCAAAGAGTTGAAGGATGTTTTCGAGAGCGTTCTTGATCTTTACTCTGAGCTTGAGAACGACAACACAGTCGAAGAGATCTATGGTCAGAACTGGTAAGGGGGTTGACTCCCCTTTTTTCTCGTGGTAAAATCTATCTTCAATGTCAACAGTAAAGTTAATATTTATTGTTATAACATTGTTATAAAACTTAACAGGAGTCTTTCAAGATGATCGACAGGGAACAAATGATTCAAGAGCTAGTGGAGTTTGAGATTAACGCTCTGTTCACTGAGCTTATTGCGTTGTCTACCGCAGGCATGATGGCTGTGTTGGATGAGATGACAACAGAAGAGATACGTGAAAAGTATCTGACACTAGGGGGTGGACATGAGCTTCACTAAGACACATCAACCTTGCCCTGACTGCAACAGCAGTGACGGCTTGGCTTACAACGACGACGGTTCGAGCAAGTGTTTTGTTTGCGACACGTTCACACCTAACAGTGAAGGGCGTGAGGTAACTTACGAGGTAACCGAAACCAAGAAACCTTCGTTCGCTAACGAGGCGCACAAGTTGTTGACGGGTACGTACATCAGCATCACCGACCGCCTGCTAACTGGTGCGACTGCTAAGCACTACACTGCGCTCAAGTCAGGTGACTGGGTTACCTTTGGTTATTACGATCCGAACGATCCGACCAAGCCCATCGCATCCAAGACTCGAACGCCTGACAAAAGGTTCACCATCAACGGCGAATGGAAGCGGGCTGGCTTGTTTGGTCAGCACTTGTTCCCTGCTGGTGGCAAGTACATCACCATTGTCGAGGGTGAGTACGATGCTCTGGCCGCGTACCAGATGAATGGATCCAAGTTCCCTGTCGTGTCCGTCCGTAACGGCGCGTCTTCGGCGGCAAAGGATTGTCGCCTTTTTTATGATTGGCTCAACAGCTTTGAGACTGTAGTTATATGTTTCGATGCTGATGATCCGGGACAGAAAGCGGCTAAGGAATGTGCCGATATCTTTGGAAGCAAGGCTCGCATAGTCAAGCATGTCAACGGACACAAGGATGCTTGTGATTATCTGATGGCTGGTGCGGCTGATGTGTACACCAAGGCGTGGTGGGCGGCTCAACCGTACACGCCTGAGGGTATCGTTGGTGCTGGCGAGTTGCGTGAACTGATCAAGAAACCACTAGCCAAGGCTGAGGTTATGTATCCATTCGAGGGGTTGAACAAACACCTGTATGGTATACGACCCGCTGAGTTGATCACGTTGTGTGCTGGCTCAGGATTGGGTAAGTCTACGTTGCTACGTGAGATAGTCTCATCGATCATGTCGCAGTCTCAGGACAAGCTAGGTCTGATGTTCTTGGAGGAGACACCGGAGCGCACGATGCGTGGACTGGTAGGTCTTGAGCTGAACAAGCCGTTGCACCTACCCGACTGTGAGTATGATGACGCTGAGATCGATCAGGTCTATGACTCGATGGACTACGAGAACCGTGTCTTTCTATGGGAACACTTCGGTAGCAACGAGATTGAGAATGTACTGGGACGCATGCGTTACTTTGTAAAGGTGATGGGTGTGCGTTATATCGTACTGGACCACGTCTCGATACTGGTGTCTGACCAAAGCAACGGTGACGAGCGACGAGCATTGGATATGATCATGACCAAGCTACGCACGTTCGTTCAGGAGATGGGGATATGTATGTTCCTTGTCAGTCACCTGCGTAGGCCAGAAGGTAAGCAGTTGGAGGACGGTGCTGTCACTAGCCTTGGTATGTTGCGCGGCTCTGCCTCGATTGCACAGCTATCTGATGCGGTCATCGGCGCTGAGCGTAACAGCCAGAGCGACGACCCTATCGTCAGGAACACGACGGTGCTACGTGTATTAAAGAACCGATACACTGGCAAGACAGGTAAGGCTTGTGAGGTATACTATGACGAGTCAACCGGACGCATGTATCAGAAGGAGTTATAACATGGTTATAAGACTGACAGATCAAGAGCAGGACACAGTCAAGCGCATGGCTGAAGAGCGTGACGCTAATGCTCGCAAGTACAAACTTACTACTGAGAAGGTAGTCAACCTGTCCTCGTATCAGATGGACTTGGAGGGCGCAGGTGCTGAGCTTGTCGCCTGCCAGATCCTTGGCGTGGAGCCTGACACTAAGACAAGAGAGGGCACGGGCGAGAACTTTCCCAAGCATGACCTGATGTATGAGGGTCTGACCATCGACGTGAAGACGACCAAGGTTCAACACGGTCAACTGATTGTCAAGAAGTACAAGGCACTGAACCCTTGCGACTGGTACATGCTGGTGATTGGTCCGTTTCCTGAGTACTGGCTGGCCGGGTTCGCTCACAAGAGTCAGGTGTTCAAGCCTGAGAACATCAAGAACTTTGGTTGGAAGGATGTGTACGCACTTCATCAGCCGTCGTTGCTGTCTCTTGAGCAGTTCAAGGAGGCGATCAAGTGAGATGCATTGCCTGCGATGTGTTGCTGACTGACTATGAAGCTACTCGACGGTACGCTGAGAGCAAGGAGTTTGTAGACTTGTGTAACCGTTGCATGGCTGTTAGTCTAGACGACAGTGAAGTGATTGATCGTGAAGATCTTCGAACCCTTGCTGACATAGAGGAGACAATCTACCATGAGCAAGATTGGGAATTGGATTATTGAGCGAGAGCAAAATGAAGAGAGACGTTTGCTACTTAGATATAGAAACAACGCTGGACCATCAAACAATATGGTGCGCAGTGACCAAGCTAAACGGACAGGTGACAGTGCACACTGGGCCAGATTCCTTGAGGAGTGTACTAAATGAATCGGAAAAAGTTGTCGGACATAATCTTATCGGATTTGACTCTGTCGTTCTCGATAGTGTTTGGAACGTATGCATCGCTAGGGATTCTGTTGTGGATACTCTCTACCTCTCCCGACTATACGATCCTTCTATTGAGGGAGGGCATTCTCTCAGAGCATGGGGAGAGCGCATTGGCGGAACTGGCAAGCTCGATTTCACAGACTACGATGGCGGCTTGACCGACGAGATGATCGAGTACTGTATCGCTGACGTTGAGTTGACTGAGCGTGTGCACCTGCTTCTTGACAGGCACCTGACTCTGGAAAACTTTTCTGATCAGAGCATACAGCTTGAGCATTCAGTCGGCTGGTTGTTGAGTGAGCAAGAACGTAACGGGTTTAAGCTTGATCGTGAATACGCGGAGTCTTTGATGATCGATCTGATGCGTGAGATGAACAGCATCGAGGCTGAGATGCAGGCACTCTTCCCGCCCATCGTTGAAGAGCGGTGGTCTGAGAAGACAGGCAAGCGGCTCAAGGACAAGGTGACTGTGTTCAATCCTGGATCTCGTAAGCAGATTGCAGAACGGCTGTCTGAGGTGGGTGTCAAGTTCACCAAGAAAACAGACAAGGGTAATGTGATCGTGGACGAGAAGGTTCTTGAGGGGATCAACAGACCAGAGGCTAAAGCTATCGCTCGTTTCATGATGCTACAAAAACGTGTGGCTCAGATCGATTCATGGTTGAAAGCTGTGAAGGATGATGGTAGAGTACACGGCAGAGTGATAACCAACGGAGCAGTGACAGGGCGTATGACACACCAGTCCCCGAACATGGCTCAGGTGCCGGCGGTATCAGCACCGTTTGGTAAAGAGTGTCGCAGTTGCTGGACTGTCGATGAAGGTAACAAGCTGGTGGGTATTGATGCTAGTGGCTTGGAGTTGCGTATGCTAGCGCATTACATGGGGGACGAGGAGTACACCAATGAGATCCTCAATGGAGATATTCATACAGCTAATCAAAGATCAGCGGGACTTGCGGAACGGGCTCAGGCAAAGACATTCATATATGCGTTTTTGTATGGAGCCGGAGATGCTAAGATCGGAGCTATCGTTGGAGGAGATAGTCATACTGGAAGAAAACTTAAAGATCGATTTCTATCAAACACGCCGTCTCTTGAAAGACTTAGAAGAGATACTATTGGGGAGGCTCAGTCAGGCGTACTCGTTGCACTTGATGGAAGGAAGCTCAGAGTCAGATCCGAACACGCCGCTCTGAACACGTTGCTACAGGGAGCAGGGGCTATCGTTATGAAGCAGGCTCTAGTACACTTGAGTCACATGCTGAGGAACATACCTCACAAGTTCGTAGCTAACGTACACGATGAATGGCAGATAGAAACAACAGCGCACTACGCAGAGACAGTCGGTCGTATGGGTGTGCGTTCAATCCGAATCGCCGGTCAGACACTCAACCTACGGTGTCCGCTAGACGGCGAGTATAGAGTAGGTAACAACTGGGCAGAAACCCATTGACATTGGGCCAAACCCGTAGTACTATATATAGTGTAGTTAAACAGGAGAAACTACTATGTCTGCACCAAAACTTCCACCTATCACAGTTCGCGGTAATGTTTACTGGTGTGAGCGTAACAAGCTCAACAAGTTCAGTAACAAGTATCAGGTCCAGCTTGGCAACCTGAGCGATAAAGCTGTGCATGCCATCGAAGAGATGGGCATTGCTCCAACCAACAAAGGGGACGAGCGTGGATACTTCATTACGATGAAGAGCAAGAACCCTCTGCGTATCACTGACGAGAGTGGTGCCGAAATTGATCAGGATGTTTTGATCGGTAACGGTTCAGAGGCGGTAGCCGTGGTGGGCTACTACGACTGGTCTGTTGGCACGGGCCGTTCACCGTCGATGTTGAAGATGAAGGTTACCAAGCTCGTCGAATACAGCGACAACTCCATCTCTGAAGAAGCGGCCCTATGATCCTGATCGACGGAGACATTGTTGCTTATCGTTGTGCCTTCAAGTGCAATGATGAGTCAGAAGGTTCTGCCTGTTACACAACGGGCAGTTTCCTTTCTGATCTGATTAGCGATCTGTTTACCAAGATAGATGGCGAACCAGACTACCGTGTCTTCCTGACAGGCAAGGGTAACTTCCGTCATGACATTGCTGTTACGGCCCCATACAAGGGCAACCGTAAGGAGAAGGAGAAACCTGTACACCTTGAGGCAATCCGTCAGTACCTAATCAACGATTGGAATGCTGAGGTATCTGAAGGTGAAGAAGCTGATGATGCTATTGCTATCGCCGCGACGGCTGAAAGTATTATCGTTAGCCTCGATAAGGATTTCAAACAAGTTCCATGTAGGCACTACAACTACAACAAGCAAGAGTTGACCACGGTCAGCGAGTCAGAGGGTACGCTATTCTTCTACCAACAAATCATCATGGGTGATCGAGCCGACAATATCATAGGTGTCCACGGTATCGGTGAGAAGAAATCACTCAAGTTGTTAGAGGGTTTGTCTGAGATTGAGATGTACAAGAAATGTGTAGAGCTTCTCGAATCAGAGGAGCGTGTGATTGAGAACGCTAGGTTGTTGTGGCTACGCCGCGAACCTAATCAGATGTGGGAGCCACCCAGTGAAGAGAAGCAAGAAGAACATACCGAAGGGGTTTGATAGCTGGTTCGAGTATGATCTCATGCAGGAGTTTACTGCGTGCAAGTACCACACTGACAAGATCACCTACACCCAAGTCAAACAGTACGAACCTGATTTCATCTTTCGTAACGGTAAGTACACTACATATATCGAAGCGAAAGGGAGGTTCAGGGATCGTGCGGAGGCGAGGAAGTATGTCGATATCTCAGCAGGGCTTAGCAAGACGGAAGAACTTGTATTCGTTTTCCAAAACCCAAGAGCAAGCATGCCACATGCAAGGGTCAGGAGCGACGGTACAAGATACACAATGGCAGAGTGGGCAGACAAGCAAGGGTTCCGCTGGTTCACAGCAGAGACTTGCCCTGCCGAATGGAGAAAGCAATGACTAGACACTTGGTAATACCTGACACTCAGGTCAAGCCAGAGCATAACGTAGACCACCTGTACTGGGCGGGACGGTATGCTGTGGATACTAAGCCTGATGTGATCATTCATCTTGGCGATCATTGGGACATGCCAAGTCTCAGTAGCTATGACGTAGGTAAGAAATCGTTCGAGGGCCGTCGTTATATCAATGATATAGAGGCAGGTAACATGGGCATGGATGCATTGATGTACCCTATCCGCAAAGAACGCGATCGTCTTACGCGCAACAAGAAGAAAGCGTGGAACCCACGTATGGTCTTCCTGTTGGGCAACCACGAGCAACGCATCGAGCGAGCAATCGAGACAGATGCAAAGCTTGACGGTCTTATGTCATACGATGATTTCAATTTGAATGACTGGGAAGTTGTACCGTTCCTAGAACCGATCATCATTGACGGGATAGCCTACTGTCATTACTTCACTAGTGGCGTGATGGGTAGACCAGTATCAAGTGCAAAGCTTATGCTTCAAAAAAAGTTCATGTCCTGCATCATGGGTCATGTCCAAGACAGAGACATAGCTTATGCACGTAAAGCAGACGGTAGCAGTATTACCGGATTGTTTGCTGGGATCTATTACGTACACGATGAGGAGTACTTAACACCTCAAACTAACGGTAGTTGGTCTGGAATATGGATGCTCAATGAAGTAAACGAAGGATCGTTTGACGAGCTACCTGTTAGTATGAGTTACCTTCGAAGAAAGTATGGAGGCGGCTAATGGAGTTCTTAATATTAGCAGTCACCTGCTTTTTATATGGGTATGTTATTGGCTATCACGTAGGATCTGAAGGAAACAAGCATGAGTATTGACAACGCAACACCAGATGAGTGGGATCGTGCCGGCAAAGCTACACAGCGACAGGTTGGTGGTGATCACTACAAGCGCTTCAACATTCAGCCCATTGATTTTATTATGGACAATGAGCTTGATTGGTGTGAAGCTAACGTAATTAAGTACGTCACTAGATGGCAGTACAAAAACGGCATTGAAGATTTACGCAAAGCAATGCACTACTTACAACTATTAATTGAGAGGGAAAACGCACTGTGATGGACGCATACCAACAGTACATACATAAGTCTCGCTACGCTCGTTACTTACCTGACGAGCAACGGCGGGAGACATGGGAAGAAACAGTCAACCGCTACTTAGAGTTTTGGTTGGAACGTGGGAGCCTGAGCCTAGAAGACATTAACAGCATCTTTCCATACATCTACGACTTGGATGTTATGCCTAGCATGCGAGCGTTGATGACGGCAGGTGAAGCACTGAACCGTGACAACGTAGCTGGATTCAACTGTAGCTACATGCCTATCGATCACCCCAAAGCATTTGACGAGATGATGTATGTCTTAATGTGCGGTACGGGTGTAGGGTTCAGCGTTGAGCGCCAGTACGTAACTAAACTACCAGAAGTAGCAGAGGATTTTCATGACACTGATACCGTTATACACGTCGCTGACAGCAAAATTGGATGGGCTAAAGCTTACAGAGAACTTATCTCATTGTTGTATTCGGGTCAGCTTCCAAAGTGGGACGTATCTCGAGTACGACCTGCAGGGTCCGCGCTTAACACCTTTGGTGGTCGAGCGTCTGGTCCGGAACCTCTTGTTGATCTCTTTAAATTTACCACAGAGATCTTTAGGGAAGCTTCTGGACGTAAACTTTCCTCCATCGAGTGCCACGATATCTGCTGTAAGATTGCACAGATCGTTGTCGTCGGGGGAGTTAGGAGAAGTGCTCTCATCAGTCTCAGTAATCTCACTGACGACCGCATCCGACGAGCCAAGTCAGGACAGTGGTGGCAAGATAACCCTCAACGAGGACTAGCCAACAACAGTGCTTGTTATACAGAGAAACCGGATTTCGAAGCGTTCTTAAATGAGTGGAGTAGTTTGTATGAGTCGCGATCAGGCGAACGAGGTATGTTCTCTAGAGTCGCAAGTCAACGACAAGCTGAGAAGAACGGCAGAAGAGATGCTACCTATGATTTTGGAACTAATCCATGCTCAGAGATTATCCTCCGACCGTATCAGTTCTGTAATCTATCGGAGGTTGTTGTCAGGGCAACCGATAGTCTGGAAACACTCAAAGGAAAAGTACGTGTTGCGTCTATCCTTGGAACTCTTCAGGCTACCTTAACTAACTTCCGCTATCTTCGTAAGGTGTGGCAGAACAACACCGAAGAGGAAGCGTTACTGGGTGTATCACTAACAGGTATCATGGACCACCCCATGTTATCAGGGAGGAACGACCGTGAAGAACTTAAACGTTGGCTCACTGAGCTTAAAGAAACTGCTATTGAAACTAATGCGGTATGGGCTGATAAGCTTGGTATCAATGTTAGCACTGCTATTACTGCTGTTAAGCCTTCCGGCACTGTTTCTCAGCTTGTTGATTCTGCTAGTGGTATACATCCTCGATACTCAAATCAATACATTAGACGAGTACGAGCGGACAGTAGAGACCCTTTATGTGCAGTCCTTGAGCAAGCAGGAATCCCCGTAGAGGACGACGTAATGTCACCCAGTACCAAGGTATTCAGCTTCCCCATTAAGTCTCCTGACGGGGCTGTGGTAGCCTCTGAGATGGGTGCAATGGAGCAGTTAGAACTGTGGGAGATTTATCAGGACTATTGGTGTGAACATAAACCGTCGATGACCTGTTACTACAGGGACGATGAGTTCTTGGAGGTAGGTCAATGGCTGTACAACAAGTTCGACAAGATCAGTGGTATCTCGTTCTTGCCGTACAGTGAGCATACCTATCAGCAGGCTCCGTATGAACCAGTAGATATTGAGACATACAATGAGCTAGCGGCTAGGTTCCCAACAGAAATCGATTGGAACATTAATGAACAATCGGATAACACTGAGGGTTCCCAGACACTAGCATGCACTGGTAACAACTGCGAGATTTAATCGTCAGACAGTAGGCGATCACCACCGGAGAAGTATCGGAAGAAATCATCTAACGTACTTGCTCCGGGCAACCATCGCTGAGTTAGCTTGGCTACATCGTTAACTTCTAGTTCACCTGTAGCCGCTTTCGCTCCTACCTTACCTACATCCCTCACCAGTGAAAGCTGTGGGGGATTCAAAGGATCTACTACAGGCCGTCCGTACTGTGCCGCTCGTGGCTGTACCATACCGTAAGTAGCAAGCTGTGCCATTTGGTTAGCTGTTGACTCGACAGGGTTGTACTCCATGTCCTCGCCTCTAGCTATCTTACGACCATCATCAAAGAATCCAGATACACCAGCAGTCAGTATAACGTACCGCATACCGAACTCACCTGCCTCTTTGAAGTTCTTACGTCCTTCCTTGGTATTCAGACCGTGCTTGTACGCTTTGACAAGCTTACGACCTACCTCTTCACGCAACAGGTTCTGCTGTTGTACCATGAAGCTAAGCATCGAATAGAACACACGACCATCAGGGTGTTGGTTGTACGCCTTAGGCATAGAGGTTGCCGATACAGGAGCCACGTCAGTCAACGCACGAAACACCATGTCCTTGACCAGCGGGTTCTGGATATCGTTATCGACTAGCGCCTTTTGTAGCTGTGCTAGTTCAGTCTTGTCCATACCCTTAGCTGATTTAAACTCAGCAAGCCTACCCTTCCTAGCAAACGCTTGAGCCTGCTTGAGTGCCGCGTTGATCTGTACCTCTTGACCTAGTCGGTTGATCTTACGTACACCTGCCGCGCTAAATAAGAAATCGGAGAACTTCTCCATCTTGTTCTTACCCTTACGATCAGCTACTCGTATCTCACCCATGAACTGGTTGACAATACCTAAGTCAGCGGCGCGTATACCGTTACCAAAATCATCAATGATCCTGTCACCGTTAGACAACAACATCGACCGGATAGAGAACGGCAAAGCTTTCAGTGCGTTGATCATCCCAAAGTTAGTAGCGGCAATACCCAGTTCCGATACGTTCAACACTGCGTTAGATACACGGGCAAGCTGTGACGTAGACACGGCAACACGAATAGCATCGAGGGTTGGGTTAGATGCACGACGACCGCTGATGAATGTAGCAGTAAGAATCTCTTCTAGGTTAGCCTTCTGTGCGGCATTGAGCTTAGCCTTCTTACCGTAGTCGCTACGTATCTTAGCAATCACCGCTTCTGTGTTTGAAGAGTAGCGATCACGTAGCTTGTTAGCTATCTGCTTTTCAATCTCAGCGTCTTTCAGACCCTCTCTCTTGAGCTTGACTGACAGCTTGCGTAGGTCTTCAACACTGTTAAGAGGTTTCATTTTCTTAGTGTCGATACCGTAGTTCTTGGCCAGTCTGTTAGCAACGGTTACGTCCTCAATGTACGCTAGCATGTTAGCAACAGGAGACTGATACGCACCTGTAGTACCGTTAGCTACCTTGCCTGTCTTAGTGTAGAACGGCATGAACAAATCGGTAGCTTTATTTCCTGGGTCTAGATCAACCGCCTTGCGTAGCTCTTTCTCCATCTCTCTGAATGTCTTGACAAGATCAGGCGGAGCTGACTCCTCAAGAATCTCCATAGCCTTGTTGTAGTTCTTTCTACGCTTTCCGGGAGTTTGGACAACACCGTACTTACCTACCTGACCTACGTCAGCCAAGAACTTCATAGCCTGTTGCCCTTCAGTAGATCCTTCGAACCACTCGTGCAATCGACCCATAGAGTTACGAGAACCGCTGGACTCATCGAGACGCTGTACCATGACAGTAATGTCACGCATAGCTTGACCGTCAGCATCGACTGCTTTTCTTGACGCTTCTTCGCTTACGTTCTCTGCTGTCCAGTTCTTGGTACGTAGACCCAATGCTTCCATAGTCTGCTTGAACTTAGCGCCCAGACCCGAAGACTTATCTACAGGGGCCGCACCTACCTTAAGCTCACCACGTTGCACTGCGTTTCTACTGGGACTGGAACCCTTGTCTACATTTGAAGTAGACTTATCTCTGATGGTTGTCTTGACGGGAGGCTCTGCAACGCCACGCAAAGTAGCGCCAGCAATACCGCCGATACCAGCACTGAGAGCAACAGTTGCAGGATCGATGTTACCGATACGGTTTTCAAAACCACCTTCACCTTCACCGAACTGGTAAGCCGACACCTCAACTGCTGACTGCAAACCCAAGCGACCTACGTTACCTGCACGGGTAGCCGCCATGCCTACGCCAGCGATACCGCCAGTAGCAAACGTAGTAGCGAGTGCACCGCCTATCTCTAAACCAGCAGACAGAATGGGGTTATCCCTAGAGAATCGCTTCTCAATCTCTCTACCTTCTTCGAGGTAAGACGAGTACCGCTCGCTAGCGTCCTTAGCTTCAGCGCCAAAGAACTCCAGCACCTCGTCACGGGTAGTCTGCATACCCGCCATGAACTCATCACCGAACCCCAAAAACAAACCATCAAAAACCTTGGTGGCACCAGCTTGTATATCTTCCTCTAATGTGTTGTCAACAAATTGCTCAGGCTCTTCATACAGCTTAGCGCCGACAGGATTAAACCTAGCGTTTACAATCTTCGCTGTCTCAGGGTTAAAAGGCATTACTGAACTTCCTCCCATTCACCGTTGCCTTTGTAAACAGCTCTGTTTCCTTCACTGTCTACGTAAACTTTACCTACTTCATAAGCTTCGTCAGTGTCCCGCTCTTCGGACTCTTCAGTGCCAGTTCTGCCGTATGATTCGTTAATACTAGCTCTAGCTTTAGCTACTTTGTCCGCAACTATTATTTCTATAGCAAGTCTTTCTAGCTGTGCTCTATCATCACCAAACCCTAAGAAGCGAGACTGCTTTTCTTCATCAGGAAGGTATGTCTTTAACTCACGAGCCAGTTCATCGTTGTCTAAATCTTCTAGTCTTGACACTTCAGCATCGATAATGTCTTGTCTAATAGACCCAGTCGAAGCGGAATTCACCGCCCTAGCCATCGCGGTATCGTAAGCTCTATCTTCAAGATAAATACGGTTTTGTTCTTTGCCTATTACGCTAGTAACAACTCCGTCAAATTGTCTAAAAGCATCAGCGGCTTGTCTTCTTTGAGACGTATTGCTGAATTTTTTAGGGGTGCTTTTTTTTAAGTTGTCAAACTGTTTTTGGTACGCTTCTCTTTCCTCGTCATCTTGGATCATATCAATAAGATTTTGAGTTCCTTGAGTAGGAATCGGCGTACTCATGCTTTCCTTCCACCCTTCATATTCAGCTTTGTTCATCTCGTGCTGTTGAAGAGTACTCTCAAAGTTTCTGAAGACATTCTTGTCTGCCTCAGGAACACGCTCATCAGCCAAGTATCTTTCGCGTTGCTCTTTAGTCATGTTGCCAGCAACTAACAAAAGGTTTTCGTTACGCTGTTGTGTACGTGCCTGCTCTAGACGTATTTCAGCAAGCTCTCGTTGCATCTGAGCTTCAGGAGTAAAGTTCTGACCGACACGGCGCATTGTGTCTTTGATCAACGCTCTGGATTCAGCGTCTGTCCCTAGCTCTGCATACGATTTAACAGCGTCTTGATACATCTCAGCCGTCAGTTCGCCTGACTGGTTCATAGCCTCTAGACCTAGCAGTCCTTTAGCCAGTGCTTTCTTCTCAGCTTCCTTTTGCTTACGACGACCGTAGCTACCAGCGGCCTGTCCAGCAGTAAATAACCCACCAAGAAACGACGGGTTGGATGCTTGTCTTACAAACTCTTCTCCGAACTTAGCCATTAGTCACCTCCTAAGCCGAATGCTCCGCCAAACAAACCTGAGCCAAGTGCTCCCAGTAGCTGTGCACGTCCTGTAGCACCGCCCAACAATGCGTTGATACCTGAAGCAGTAGCTTCGCCAAACAAACCAGCACCGTACAACTGAGCCTGCTGTTGCTGTGCCGCCGCAGTCATGCCCGGATTCAGAGCCGCTAACATTTGCTGTTGTGGCATGAAGCTAGCACCTAACATCTGGCTACCTAGTTGTGCCTGTTGCATTTGCTCACGCTGTGCTTGACCCATAGCTGATAGCATCGCGTTGTTCTGCGCTTCTGCCTGAGCTTTAGCCATAGCCAGTTGCTCTGGCGTACCGCCAAATTCAGCGCTCCTGACCCCAAGTCTTCCTTGAGCCGCTAGCCTGCGGTCTAGAGCCATTTGCTGTCGCTCTTGCTCTGGTCGCATAGCATCTTGCATGCGATTGAAAATATCCATCTCACGCTGACTGGTGTCCTGCATGGCATTACCAAACAGAGCCCCAGCGTTTCCAAACATCTGGTTAGCAAACTGCTGTTGTGGGTCGGACAATGACATAGTAGATCCGTCTGGTCCTGCACTGAACGAACCACCACCGGCAGTAGTAACTGTGTAAGGACGGAACTGGGTCTGTTGTAACTGGGTCTGAGCTAAAGCATCACCCATCTGCCTGCCTGTAGTGCCAGCATCTCCAATGTCATCGTATGCTTTAACCAACATGCCTGCGCCAATACCCGCTCCAAGAGCGTTCTGCATGTAGTCGTCACCAAATATACTTCTTAAAACTGAACTTAAACTCATATCACTTTACCCATAAGTGCTAATACGTTAATCTCTTGTAATGATAGCTGTTCGCCGTTAATGGTAGCTTGCAAACCAATCACTACAGTTCCGCCTCCGCCTGTTGTATTTACAGCCGTGCGAGACGTTTGAACACCGCCTGTAAATTTATCAATGTTAAACTGAGCTACACCAAACAACGCTGGAGTAGCGTTAACGCCTGCCGTAAACTGCTGAGATGAATACGACTCATCAAAATCATAAGCCCACTGTAATGATACGATTGTTTTGTCTCCGCCAATTATGGTAGGTCGTACCTTTTTTATAAACTTAGTACGCGCCGGATCACCAAACGTAAGAGAAGGACTATAGTAAGAAAACTGATAAGTCTGATTGTTGTCTAGATAACCGTCATACTCGCCGATACCTTCCTTGCTACCAATGTATAGTTTGCCGTTATCTAATCGAGCAAAGCTAGTAAACCCTGTAGTAGGCCAACGAGTAACACGATAAGCACCATTCTCTAACGTTCCTCTAACATCAAAACAATACGTTATGTCTTCATTTATAAATGTTAACAAGTAAAAATTGTTTTCAGGACTGTAGACAGTAGAGAATCCTGTAGGTTCTGAAGATACTAACTCAATTATATCTTTACTTATCGTGCTTGATAGGTTAGATATAGGCATAGATTTTTCTTGAATAGTACGACCAAAACTTCTAAGACCTGTGTTTGATAAGAAAATAATATCAGTGCCTGTATGTTGAAGAGTGTTACGATGAACACAGCCAACGCCTGCAACAGTATCGGCTACAAACATCGATGCAGGATTCCAAGCATCGTTATATGCAATAATGCTGTGCTTGCCAAAGATAACAAGATGGTTGTTGTGCGCCGACAACGCTACGATTTCATCGTAACCGTCAGGCCATACACCAGAAATATCAATTGAGCCTGAATCACCGCCGCTCCAAGCGTGACCGTTTAAGAAATCAGACCAATAAATCGTAGACTTATTGTTTTCAAAATCTGCCACCCATAGTCTACCAAATGCCGCTAAAACCTCGTGTCCTTGAGGAGGAGTTCCCGTTGAGTGTACATGAGCAGACATACGCTCTACTACTGCTATGTTGTTTCCGTTTGCGTCTTGTCGATTGCCTTCATATACGAGCGGCTCATGTCCTCTCTGAAAAAAATAACCGTGGTTGTTAAACGTAACCATCTTCCAGTCATTAGAATTTATAGAGTAACTTGACGGAGTAACATCAGTCAGGGTCGTAGTGCCTTTTAGTATCTTGTTATTGCCTACAGAAAAGATAGCTTCATTGCCATAATCGTCTCTGTACTCGTGAATCGCTGACAAGAAATTAGAACCCAACTCAGTCTTGTTTGTAGTAATTACTTTGTTTCCCTTGCGAGAAGCAATGCGACCACGTCGGTCAATCACCGCATTGTCTGCTATTTCAGCAAACGACGGATCTTGAGCTAACGGGGAATCTTCTGTGTTGATCCCCTTAAATGCAGGAGCAACAAGATTAATACTGTTTAGTTGCTGTGCCATTTAAGTTCCTTACGCTGTGTAAAAGATAGTTTCTTCAGGGTGGCGCTGTGCATCTAGCGCAATCGCATCGCTCAAGAACTGATCTGCAATCTGAAAATATTCTGCTGTTGATGTGCCGCCAGTTTCTCCACGTTCACGGGCAAGCAAAGCTACTGCTAAATGAATAATGGGAAGATTAGGTATTTGAATTTTGTCGGTATCGTTTACCAACTGAGGGTTGCGTAACGTACAGTTAAAACGTAGTATGTACTCACCGTCAGGCTTAGGGTAAATGTCAATCTGCGTATCGTTGTTATCGTCAACGCCGTTGTAAGTGTAGAACTGCGGTACACCAGTAGTTGGTCCATCAAACAAGAACCGTTGGTCAAACCAGTTTGCTGGTCTGTAATCCATAACGTGATTGCTAGTGTCGTTTAGTACGTTTAGTTCTTTAATCGAGTTACCGCTACCTACAAGCGTATAGTTAAATACGTTTTCTTGCGTTGTTACAGTAAGGGTAGTACGCAACGCAGACCAATCCCATGCAGACTCCACGACAGTTTTAGCATCGTTAACAAAATCACCTACCATTTTACTATAAGTAGTATCGTTAACAGACTCCACTTCATCCTCACGCATACGACGCAGGACATTGTTTACTATTTCAATATAGGTCATGTAAGCATCCTTCCTATAAGTGCTTGTACTGCTTGATTGGCACGACTGTAATCGCTGTTACCCATTGTAATTTGCTGTTGTAATTCTGGAGAAACGTAACCAAGGTTAAACTTCTTACCGCGTGAGCCAGTCATCATTCCACCTTTGCCGCCGCCAAAACCTAGATCAATACTTGGTAAGTCTACGCTTGGTAAATCTACGTTTGGTAGGTCTACATTAGGGGTAGTTATGTCTGGCAAATTTAAGTCCGGACTGCTTCCTTCAGGTAACATATCTCCAATAGCTTGAGCAACAGCCTCTGCTGGTTCTCTGATGTATGGCTGGTATATATCGTCATCAATTGCTGAGCCTATGTCTCTAACATTTTCTACAAAATCCTCAAGACCCTGCGGAATTACGAAACTAGTGTTGACTACTGTGTCTTCAAAAATACCCGGATCTGCAAATCTTAGAGTCATGTCCGCATCAACAGAGTCAGGGTCAGAATATGTCAATCCTTCATAAACAGCATCAAGTACGTCTGTTGCGTCTACGTCTTCTCCAAATGCCGCGCCTACTGCTGTTTCAATAAGCGGATTTAAAGCGGCAATAGGTATGTCTGTTTGTCCTTCGCGGAAAACATTATCTATTTCTACATTGCCCATTGAGTCGCCGTAGTTAGTACGTACTAGGTTTTGTAGCTCTGCTGTTGTGTAGGTTTGCAAAGCGTTTAGAGCAATGTCTTCTACTTCCGCACCGCTTATAGCACCGCTTGCAATGTCGCTACCAATTCTAAGAACAGTGTCGTAATCTGTCCCTAAAGCATCAGCAGTTTCCCAAATAGCGTTATCAAGAGCCGCGCCAGCGTCTGCAAGAATTGTATCTGATGTAGCGTCTGCTAGTCCCATATCGGCGATAGTGTCACCAATGTAACCCAGACCACCCATGATTGCGGCTTGTCCTAACGAGCTTGTATCAACACTGCCTGTTACAACTCCTTGGATAATAGCGTTTGACAACACTTCACCAGCGGCGGCAGATGCAACTCCGCCTGCTGTAATTCCAGTAGTAGCACCAGTAGCGGCACCAGTAG